TGCCGAAGAAAGTGCTCCGGATGCATTACGACAGAAAACCTGAAACGTGCCACCCGTTGATGCGAACCACGCAGCCAGGCGGACAGTGATTGTGTCTCCCGGCTTAACCCCCATCGAACTGAGAGAAATAATACGATCAGCACCAACTCCTGACGTGTTTTGGATCCCGGTCTTACCCCATGGTGAATTTGCACTGTTCTGAATCAATGTTCCAGCGTAACTCATGGCGTCAACCACGCCTGCAGGAAGTCCTTGCTTAGGACGAACGGAAAGCATCTCGCCAAAAGGGTCGTACACGAGGTTATCAGGGGTACCCAATGCCTCCTGGTACGCTTTTGAAGGGAAAGACCTTGTGAATTCAGGAGTAACATCACCAATAGCTGCGGCATAGGCGCCGATTTTGAATGCCCCTGACACAGTGTTTTGCACCCGAATTCGTATGGATGATGCGCCAGATGGCACAGCAATGACCACAACCGGAGAGGATATGCCAGCAACCAGAGGAGAGGCCTCCCCTGTAGTGATGGTTGCTCCCGCTGAATCAAGCCAATAAATCTGTAACTTGCCTCCAGCGTTCTCGAACCATACCAAAACAGAGAAAGCTAAATTGTCTCCTGGTTTTACCTGTAGTTTTGACACATCGTAATATTTATCAAACGATGTTACGCCAGAAGCTTGAATAACAGGTGTTGGAAGCGGCAAATTAACATCAGTTGTAGAAAAAGTTGGCGTAGCGCCTTTATACCAATCCCAGTTAGCAAAAGTTAAAAGGCTTGAGGAATATTCATTAAAGGCGTCGAATAAAATGTTGCCTCTGCGCAAAGCGGAATACGCTGGAATTTTTCTTCCGGTTGCTGTCAACGTACCAGCGGTATTGATAACCTCAATTGAAAGATTATTGTCATCTGAGCTGCGATAATAAGCAGTTGATCCCACCGGTATATTACCCGCAGCTGCATCTGCCTGCGCCGCAGCCAGCGTCGGAAACTCGCGGATTGTCCCTGTTATGGCCGCTGTACCCGGCTGCTTTGCCTGCAATACGGCCACGCCGGCTTTGTTTTGATACTGCCATGCAGCAGAAAGCGCATCCGGACCCTGGGCTACCCAGAAAGACTGGCCATCAGTAGTCGCTGCCAGACCTGCAATGGTGCCATCTGGATCGCTTGAGGTTTTATAGAACGTGAACTTATTCCGTGCGTAGTCAGAAGCATCACCTGCGTACTCTCCAGCCTGCTCCGCTGATGCAACTGCTTGCTGGGCATATTGAGCGATAATGTTCAGCGTATCCGCCGTCATCATGTTGGCAACCATGTCGTTGGCCGCCCATGCTCGCGCCAGCGTCCCTTCCTGTGCACGCTCAATCGTGAAGATGTCCCCAGCCTTGGCTGTCACGTTCACGATCTCAACCTGTGATCCAGTGGCGGCATCGGTGAGAGTGAGCTTAAAGTAACTCTCGCCTGCCACAGCATCAGGGAACTCGGCACCAGTTCCAGCGCTAACGATCAGCGACGTGTCGGTTGCGCTGATAGCAGAAGCCAGCGTGCTTTCTGCGTTGTTTGTAGCCAAAAGAGTTAGTGCCATGTCTCCTCCGGGATATAGGCATAAAAAAACCCGCCGAAGCGGGTTAGTGTGAAATTAAAGGCTCTATATTTTTCTACATTCACTTATAGTGATGTTACCTGCATAAACTGGGGTTAATATTTGATGTGCCGTTCCGTAAACAACTTTATATAATGAACCGTCTTTTATTTTGCTTTCAAACTTAACTTCATACCGGTACCCTACGCCATCCTCCCTGTAACCGGCGAAAACACTAGCAGTAATATTTTCATCATCTAATGATGCCGTCCTATCTTTGGTTCTTGAATTTATGGAAAATTCAGGGCTTGTAAAAACGAGGTTGTTTTGTTCATACACTTTAAATCTAACAACTTCATCAATTACTTTAACTGCCGAATTTGGTTTCAGGCCTTTAAATTCTGAGCCAAATGTTTTACATAAGAATTCACCACCTTGGTGTTCCTCATTTTCTTTTAATATTTTGGCGACCTTTTGGTTTTCTCCTTCATCAATCCTATCAATTAAGTATTTATGATACTCGGATGAAGTCATGCAACCAGATGAAAGAAAACATAAAAATAGCACCACAGGAAATAATTTCATAGCCATGCCCCATTAAATAAATTCAAATAAATTTATTAGTAGTGGGATAAAAAATCAATCAATTATTTCAACGCTAATTGACTGATAAAACGGCATGTGCAGCAGGCCGCTATCCATGGCCTGCTTGAAGAAAATGGCGAACTCGAAATCCTCGGTGATCACAAAGGCCGTGTCCTTCTGGTTGTACTTCCTGGAGTTATAGGCCGAAGCGTTGTAGATAGCACTCCGCGTGAACCTGCGGCGCCCCTTATAGATGGAAATCACAATACCGCCATCCACAAACTGGATCGATATACTCCACCGTTGGTCGTTGAGGATGTCTGTGCCATTCACTCCCAACAGGAACCGCAGAATACGCCGTTTTATCCATGGGATGGAGAAATAGAAGCCATCCCCCTTGTAAAAATTCCAGGTCATGATCCGCTTAAAAAGGTCATCAGAGACAACAACCTGGTTCGACTGGTCAATCACCCGGTACTCATTGAATGCCAGTTGGTTAAATTCGAAGGTGTTATATGGGCCTATCTCCTGCTGATCGCTGCTGGAAATCACCGGCGGCAAAACGCCATAGATGCCATGGGCAATCCACCGGAGCTGATCTCCGGTGTTGTAGTCACCGATGAAAATCGGCAGGTTGGCATTAACCATCCAGTCATAAATGCCCTGCGCCATCGAGTTATACGCAGTAAAAAACGCCCGCAGATTGTCATCGTCGTTGTATTGCGTATACATATACGACCGGATGATATCGTCCAGCATGCTACGCCCCTGTTACGATCACGCCATCCGACGCGATATAAAAATAACTGAACTTATCGCCGCTGATGATATTCGTCCCGGCATCCGGTGGCGTTATCACACCATTGATGGTGACCACGACGTTTAGAGTGCTGATCAGCCCCATGTCGATTGTCGAGTTAATCGCCTGTAAGAATGCGTCTTTCAGGTTGTTAACGTTCAGCGGTTTCCCGGCGAATATGCCGTTCACATACTGAATCGTAGGCGCCGAGACCAGAGAGGCAACCGTCGCATCAGTCAGGTAGTTAACACTTTCTGTCCCCCACTGGTACGTCACTGTGACCCGCTGCAGCAATGGGGTCACGAACGGGATCACGTAGTTATCAGGCCAGTCATTCACCGTCACGGTATTGTTTCTGACGTTCGGCGTCACCTCGCCGCCGCCTCCCCAGGTCCCGGATGAAGTAGTGTCAATCCCGATGGAAAAAGTGTGAGGAGACAGTACCATCACGGTCAGAGGAACGTCATTAATGCCCGTCATCCCGGTAACGCCAGTGATCCGGATAACCTGGCCGTCAGTGTAGCCATGAGTCAGGTCTGTGCTGACGACGCCAGGATTTGCATTCGTGATCCCCGTTACGTTCAGTGAACACCCTTTCAGCCGGCTGATATCCCCCGCAGACTTATAGAGCGCGCCAGCAATATCGTAAACATCACCGCCTGCGCACATGACTATCCACTTACCCCCGTCCTGAACGACAGAAACCAGGCGCGCCTGCACGTTATCAAGGCTGGTGAGATGTTGCCGGATAAATCCAGGATATCCCTGAACTGTGGCCATCTGAGCCTGCCATACTCGATCACGAAACTGATAATTCGTTTCCGGGTCAGCACCAGGAGTGCCGGCGATCGGGTTGGTGCAGGTAATGGTGACGTCAGAAGGAAGACTGGTGATTATCTGGTTAACCGTATTTGCCGGTACTGCCCAAGTACCGGTCTCCGTTCCTTCGCATGACACACTGGCAGACACACCGGACGAGGAGATTATCGTCGCATCACTAACGGAATACGTATGTGTGCCATCAGAAACAATAAAACCTTGTGGGATGACAAACCCAGCCGGGCCGGAAAACTGAATCGGTACCGTGGTAGTGCCAGCAGTTTTCTGGCCCGGGATACCTGCCTGCTGTGCGAGAAGCTCCAGCATGGCGAGGTTAGCCTTTAGCGGCCCCACTGAGTTAATCAGGTCAACCCTTGCCTGATCACAAACGATGAGCGCGCCAACATCGGTACTGGCCACGTCTTCAATCAGAGAGCCAGGCAAATCAGTTGTGAGTCCCGGAGATAGCGCAATGGCCTGGGAAACGAGCTGTGCTCGTAGCTCTTCCGCCGTCAGAGGAACCGGGCCCGCTGACGTATAGCTGACTGGTAAATCGCTCATACGGCCACCTGTGTAATTATTTTTGAACCTGCGTTTGTGATTGCCGAGATGTTATAAACAGGCGGGTCGTCGCTGATCAGTGCAATCTGTAGCGAGGAAAAATACTGGCTGAACTGTTTTTGAATACGGTTTACGTAATACGTCGGCAGGATTTGCTGGATCACAGACCCGGCGGCCGGTATTCCGTTGTTCGCATAAAAGGGTGACTCCTGCGGCGCCAGTTTCAGATTTTGGATCAGGGTGGTTAAATACACCGAGTCATTAAACCCATTTTCGTCGGTTTCCACCAGGACCCACTTCCCCTCAGAGTTTCGGCCATAGGTTCTCACTCGGTGATACTCCCGTTAAACGTTGAAGTCGGCCCCCCGGTATCATTTCCATCGTTGCCGTTTGAATGTTCATGGCTGTTAAGCCAGGTCAGAAGCGACTGCCACCCGGCGTGCATGATTGCAGGGCTGGTACTGGCCACTGAATCCTGCAGATGACCAGCCTGGCCTGAAAGGCTCCATTTGCTACCCGTCAGTGAGAAAACTGTTCCGCCAACGGTGACGGTGAAGCTGTCAGGTGTGGAAATAGCAATGCTGCCAGGCTTCAGGAGAAAAGTAGTATTGCTGCCGCTGTCGCGCAGCGTTACACCCTCCGGCCCGTATACCGTCACCACCTGTCCGTCGACATCCTGCCACTCGGTATTGCTGATCGGCAGATAAACCAGTGCGCTGAGGTTCGTCGGCTGAGTCAGATCGGCAACGCCGCCACCCAGGCCGCTCATTCCGCCGATATAGGTATCAGCAGGGATCACTATTCCCCGATCTCCTGGCTGCATTGGATAGCGCACATACTCCGGGCCAAAGAGTGGAATGGTTACCTGGGGCAACGTGAATGGGATATTCGTCAGGCTGAACGAGACTGTGACCATTTTCCCTGACTGGCTGACGACAGTTGCAGGCAATATCTTTCCGACCAGCTCCATCGCTTCGGCAATTTTTACCTCAGCGAAATTGTTCATGCTCTTGGCGAAGTTAAGCCGCTGACTTATAGTCACGATCAGGCCTCCTGCGTCACATACGCCTCATAGATGGTTACCCAGCTTGCAGCGTCTGGCTGCCTGCTGTTTCCTACACATCTGCAGGTCTGCACAGCGAACACGCCGGAAAAGGCGCTTTTACTGCGATACTGAGAATATGATGAGGCCTGCGTTACCGCCATTGCGCCTGCAGGCATCCTCACATAGTCACCAACCTGAATATCAGCCCTCATTACGCAGGTGATCATCACCCGGTTGTATTCAATCCACACCGGCTGGCCGACGAGATCGGTAAACTCGAGCTGAATGGGAGTTTTCTTTTTCTCAGTAGCGGCGCTGTCCCATACCCTGATCTCTTTCCCCGGGAACATGGCCATTTCCACGCCGAGATAATTCTCATCACGGATAATGCTACGGCTCAGGTTTTTCAGGTTCGATGCAAGCTGCTGCATGGTCGAGCAGTAAATCGGGGAATCGTAGTTCAGAACCAGCAAATCGCTGATGTTGATATTTATTTTGTATCCAGGGAAGGCTCGTTGAAGCGCAAAAAATAGCGCCACAGATAGTTTTTGGCCCTTGCTCCACGGCATTGTAATGTTCGCCGGATTATCCACTGAGCCAGCCCCAGCCGTAATAATCATGTCCAGAGACAGATCGAGCCCCTGCCAGTTACCGAATGGTTGTTGAATAATGCCTTCCAGAATCATCCCGCTCTGGGAGGATTTGGCCAGCGGCAAACCTTTCGACATACCGACAAATCCCTTAATGGTCATGCCGAACATGTTTTGCTCTGCCTGCTGCATTTCTTTAATGCTGACGCCATACACCCTTACGAGACTTGACCCTATAGGCGTGGACATTCCATATCGCTGAATGTCGAACTCCACCATCAGGCATCCAGGGTTATAATTGCCATAGGCATCAAGGCTTTTGTATTGGCGGTATAACTTCCCTTTCTGGTCAAAAATCTGGAAATCGTAATACCTCATCAGCTGGTCACCTCAATTACGCCGTTTTGCTCCCGCCAGATCATGGTTGTTCCGGAGAAAACGCCAGCTATCAGATTTATGCCGGTTCCATTGGTAGAGCCCACCGCGGGGGTGTTCAGAATGGTATTGCCGGAATTGTCGGTGATCAGGATGTACCAGCGTTGCGCCGCGATATTCCACTTCACTTGGCAGTTATAAACCGTTCCATCCAGCGTCGGAGTAAAAGCTACGCTCTCTCTTTCATTGCCGGTAAACGTGTAGGTATCCGTCGTCATAGGCCAAACTCCCCGCTCAGCTTACCGATGAGGCCTACTATGTCATTCGCGGCGCCTGACACGGTGCCGCCGAGAGAGGTATTCCCGAGGGCTGCGACAGTGTTTGTCCATGACGCATCCGTTTGCCGGGTTCCTTCATCGATTTTGCTCAGGAAACTGTTAACCGCCTGCTCGGCGCCTGTTTCAGATACTAGCGGCTGCTCAAAATCCCATAACCAGGATCGCTGAGGCACAGCCTCATTAAAACTGGTCATGTCCTTAACCGTACGCAATATACAGCCGCTATAAAACAGCGCTGGCGTAGCGACGATATAGGTTCCGCCAAGGTTTGCATGCGCCTGCAGAACAGCTTGCAGCGCACTGAGAGTGACGAATTTCGTCATCGCTCCAGTATTTTCATTCACCGGGGCATCCATCATCAACGCAATGCGCAAAGGCTGAGCAAGTAGCGCGTTAGCGGCAACGGTCTGGTTAGCAAACGGGTATTTAGCGATGTCGTAATCGACCATCGTCCCACCCTGAACCGGCTTCCAGTGGCAAAAATATTTATCGAGGTCAGTAAGGTTGAATGCGCCGCCCAAAAGCCCTGTGACAAAGCTCGCGCTCTGCGTCAAAGCTACAATGGGCAGCATTCCGCCGGGGATGCTCTGCGCAATCCCGTTGCACAGAATCACCGGCGAGACTTCAAAACCCAGCTTATACAGTTCGCGAGTGAATCCCATATCTATCGCACTCCGCTAAGAAGGGCGCCGGAGACAATGGCGTTCCCACCCGTGTTGTTGTAAACGACGATCTCCCTACCGCTATTACCGTGGTTATCGACGATTTGCTGCAGGAGCTGGTTAGTTTTCGAGGTGTTCTTAGCAATCTCTGAACTATCTACGCCGGTAGCATCATTGCTCTTCGGTGTTCCATACATCGCGGCATACTTCTCCCTGATTCTGCCGGGATAAGCCCTGTTTTCCGCACTGCCGCGGCGGACTCCACCATTGTAATAACGCAATGCTTCGTCAAAATCGCCGCCAGCATTACGACTTGCCCAGTCGAGACCATCTTTAAATACTCTCGCGCCGGCCATGATGTTGTCCCGCGGGTCAAATGGATTTTCTCCCGGCTGGAAATTGCCAGGCATCACCTGCATTAACCCTTTAGCGCCTGCTTTGCTGACAGCATTCTGATCCCAAGAAGATTCCCCCGCGGCGATGGCTTTAAGCCAGCGCGGGTCGACGTTGTACTTATTGGCTGCATCAAGGAAATACTGGTCATACTCCTTCGGCGCCGTTCCGCTCCAGCTGTAGAGGTGGCGAGTCAGCCATTTCGAAAATGCTGGCGTGTTCGGATCGCTGAGACCGCCTTTTACGAAGTGGTTTCCGCCGGCATCGGTCTGGACGTCGTTATTCAGGAATGAGGACCCGGACTTGATATCGTCCATCGCCGACGATCCGCCATCGAGCCAGCCGAGCACTTTCATGATGACGCGCCCAAGCCGCTCAACGCCCGACATAAACGACTCAACGTCGCTTTTGAACGTCGGCGAAGCCAGGTAGTTACCGAACCGCTCAATGCCGCCGGCAAGCGCATCAATCCACTTGCCGAGCTCTGGGGATTTCAGGACGGTATCGATCGCGCCTGACAGCGCATCAGACAGTTTGCTCAGCTGCGGCGTGAGCGGTCCCAGTCCGCGCACAAACGTGTTTCTGATGCTCTGGCTGCTGTAGTCGAGCTGGACGTTAAAATCCTGCCACTGGCGCGCCTGCTGGTCTGTAATTTGCAACATGCGCGCATCCTGCTGCGCGCGCTTCTCCATGGCGGTGATCTCCTCATCGCTCATGTTTTTGAAGCGGTTCAGGTCATCCAGCGTAAAGAAGTTTGTCAGGCCGTGCGCCTGTGCGCCCTGCAGCGTGCTGCCGTTCTGCACGAAGATATCGCGCGCATTACGGATCATCTGCGGGAGCAGTTTGGCCGGGTCCTGGTCGGGATTGTTAATCCCCATCGCCTGAAACGTCCAGCGCTTCGACAGGTCCATCTGGGAATCGCGGATAGCGCCCAGCGTCCCCGCCGGATTACCCAGCGCTTTCTGGTAGTTTATGGCGGTGGAATCCAGCGCGCCGATGCTCGTTCCGAGCCCGAGAGAGGTAAACCGCTGGGCGCCGGTGGTGGCCGCCAGTCGGTTGATGCCAAACAGACCGCCAACGCCCAGGACGCCGGTAAATATCCCGACAATACCACCCCAGGAAAGAAGGCTGGCCGTCGCTTCCTTGATATGCCCTGCCAGCGATTTAGCGTCTTTCGTCGCATCGCTGAGGAAGCCCTTCGCAGATCTGGTGCTTTTGTTGAATTCGTCCTGCTTTTTCTTCGAGTCTTCCAGGTTGGTATTGAGCCTATCGATACCGCTGTTGATGGTCAGAATGGCATCGGCCACGGCATTAAACTCCGCGCCTAATCCCTTAGCCTCACCTTTGGCCTTTTCGGTCTGCTTGCTGCTTTCGCCAATACCTACGGCAGCCACTCGCCAGGCTTCCGGTAAATCATCCAGCGCGCTCTGGTACTCGCGAAACCTTTCCATAAACGCGACAAACTTGTCGTCATTTACGTCAATGTCGACGATCGACTTAGCTACCATTGAAGAAACCTCTTTCTTTGAGCGCGGCGAGAAGGTAGCGCTGCCGGTACTGCGCCGGGCTGGCATACTCCTCGCCGGTGATCTCCCTTATCACCTGCCAGAATCCCTCATTAGATGCCCAGTCTAAGAGGGTATAAATGACGTTTCCGGCGGGGCATTCTGGGTCGGGGTATCGGTAACCGGCTTCGACGTCTGCAACGAATCGCGGAACGCCGTAACGCTCGATGAGGTTAGTTGCCCATCGTACATTTTGATCACCGTTCCCACGGTCGGCGCGATCAGGTTTGCCTTCTGAATAGCAGAGGAAACCATAAAAAAAACCACCTCGCCTTCGACCTCGCGATACTCATCAGGGTCGATAATCCCCTGATTGAATGCCACCTCAAGAGGCGTGGTTTTCCACTGGCCGCCGACGTTATGGATAACGACCGTCAGTCGCTGAATTTCATCAACGATGTTCGGACCTGTCCGACCGTTATCGATTTCCGCTTTCAGGCTCTGCCTCAGCATCATCGCGGCGATTCTGGCGGCGCCAAGACCACCAACCTGCGAGATGAATTTGGTGAACAGGTTCCCCAGCAGGATGCAGTGCTCTTCCACCACCTCATAGGGGAACGGCGTCACGTGCAGGTATACGATCGAGCCGTCTTCGCGGGTAACGCTGGTGACCAGATTCAGTTTCTTGTCAATTTTCATGCATTACACCCACATGTTGTCGTTGGTGACCATATAGCCGCTGATGGTTACCACAAAAGCCGGGTCCATCCCGCTGAAAGCCAGCTCGTTGAAGCTGACCAGATAGCAGTTGAGCAGCGTGATATTGCCGAACGTCGTTGCATCCGGCGTAACCACGATTTCACCCAGCGACGTGTCGGTTAAAAAGCGTTGCCGGTAGCTTTCGCCCAGCCCCTGAGTTTTCAGGAGATGCACGGTCAGCGTTACCTGCTGATACGGCGCCTGGCTGCCGACGGTTCCGGTCATCGTAGGGATGATGTCGGTCGCCGGGCCGTCCGGACGCAGGCTAATGCCGTCCTTTGCCAGGTACGACGCCGAGACGTTCAGCGCCGGTGTATCCGTGACGGAAAGAGCCCCGCGTACGCGGTTAAGAAAGCCCTGCGGTACTAATGGGTTCGCCATTTTTTACGCCCCTACAAAGTTCGTTACGTTCACGTTAAACGTGATGGATTCGAAGCCGCGGCGCGGCGTCATGACGGCGCTCAGCCCGTTATATTTGCCTTCCTGGTAATCGGAGGGGTTCAGGCTGTTGTAGTTACTGAACGGCACGGCGTTGATCACGGCGTTGCCGGCGTAAGTGCCTTTGTCATACTCGGTGTTGAAATCTTCCTGCGTCAGTTGCGTGTCAATGACGCGACCGAGGATCAGCCCGTAGCTGATGCCATTACGCAAGGTTTTCAGAGCGCGACGCTGCAGGCGGTCAATGCCCTTCTGCTCGTAGTACAGCGGGTTAACGGTCGTGTTGGAGCCGTTGATAATTTCATTCGCCAGGTCGAGCTCAAGGTTGATCGCCGTCCATGCCACCGAATACCAGTAGTTGAACGGGTTACCATCGAGCATGCGGCCGGTGAACAGCACTTTGTTGCTGAGTCCACCTTCGGCGCCAGTGCCGATGTAGTTGATGTTGTTGTCCTGCAGCGACTTCAGCAGTGCGCTGTTGCCTTCCAATGGGTACGCCGTCAGGCCGTACATGAAGCGGTACGACATCGGCGGCACCATGTTGCTCGACCCTGGGTCGTTCGCCAGGGATGACTGGAACGGTCCAGCCATGGAAAACTCGCTCGCTGGAATGTCCGGAGCCTCGACGCCGGGCAAGACAGTTTTGTATTTCGTCGCGACCCAATCCTGATAGGTCGCGATCGTTGTGGTGACGAAGAAGTAAACCAGACTTCCCGGCGAGGTATAGAGGCTGGTCAGGGTTTTAAATTCATCGACAGAATCCCATTCCCGCGGCACCAGATAGGAGAAAAACTTCTGGTAGGTGTTGCCCAGAGAGACGTCTTCAGCAATGAAGGTTGTCAGCGCTGCGACAGCCGCCTCCATGGACACAGCACCAAGCTCCAGAACATAAACAGCCCGCGTCTTCCCCTGGGCCCAGAACGAAGTATTCATCTGGGAAATTTCGGTCTGAACTACCGTTTTTACCGTACCCATTGCCGTTGCGGTGCCGGGGTTGGTCGTCAGCGGATAGGTGAAGGTGTTGGTACCTGTCACCGTAGCGGTATAGGCGCCATTGTACCCCGCCGGAGTCGCTCCGGAGATAATCACCGGGACCTGTGACCCGTTAGTCCATCCGTGAGCGGCAGCCAGCGTGACGGTTACCACACCAGTAGCCCAGGCGAGCGTCGAGATGGTTTTCGCCGGTGCGAGAATGTCGGCCAGGTCGGTTTCACTGGTCAGCAGCTGATATTCACCGGCATTCAGCGTCGTGCCGCCCATAGAAATCATCGCCCCGGACTTTAACAACTGCGAGGGCTTCGGCGGATTCGTCACCGACACGTTAATATTAACAATTGCCATTTACTTATTTCTCCGGGTCAATGGACGGAATTGCAGACGTGATCAGCTGGCGCGCTAAGTTACGCATCCGTTGCTGGTAGTAATTGATTTTGAATTTGATGGTCTTACGCATGGCGATGATGTTGAGCTCGTTCTGAGTGACTCGCTCATCCTGCACGACGGGAATATTCATGATCCCCATCTCCGTGGCATCGCCGGTCGTGTAGTCCTGCACATACCGCACAAAGTCTTCAATGCTTGCGTTACGCAGGCCGGTGACCGAAAGCGTCACATCTTCCGATACCAGCTGATACTGGTTTTGCTTCTCGTCCAGATAGAAAGCGCCGGCGATCGGAGACGTGTTACTGCATTTCACTGTCGCATAGGGCGGCGAAAGGTTCTGCGTTGAGAGCATCGCCGGGAACATCGGCATGTACTGATTCAAGGCCAGCCAGATCGGCAAAGAACTCGACACCACCACGTCGGAGAGGTCTATGTCATCCGCAGAGTTGATGATCTGCGACCGCATGTGCGGGAAAATCGCCTCTCCGGTGTAGTGGTACAGGTTCGCCGGCTCATTCAGCCCGGTACGCCGGGAGAACGAGAACTGAACGCCAAAAAACTCGCCGATGTACAGCACCTCTGACCCGATGTCGTTAAACGGGTCGATGTCCGCCTGTGCGGTGAACGTCACCACGTTGCGATCGTACAGTTGCTCGTCGTCCTGAATGGTTTCGGTCGTCAGGTGCAAATAACCTTTCACGTCCACCGTGTCCGGCTCGTTGTTCGGATCGTCAGACAGAACCGAGCCTTTCACCCAGAACACGAAGCCATCGAGCGGAAGCACCTTTCTGATGTACTTCGTGAACGTCACCACCTGGAACCGGCTCAGATCATCCAGCCCCTGCGTCAGGGTGGCGTTAAGCTCGGTTTTGGCGTTCTGTAACTCACTCAGGGAAGGCATTCAGCACCCCGCTTACCCAGGCGCGCATAGCTGCCTGATAGGTTCCTGTATCAATGAACGAAGGGCGCGGCGGCCCCTTTTTGCCTTTAAAGCGCTTCGATATACCCTCAAGCGCGCGGCGCGTTGGAACGCCAGGGAGGCCGTTCATCTCGGTGTTATCGAGGAAGCCGACAAAGAGATCGTGAACTTTGGACATTGACTCAGCGAGTGGGTCTTTTGCCGGCGGCGCGCCAGCGAACATGTTTTCAAACGCTGCGGCCAGGTCTTTGCTCATCAGATCAGCGATGTCGTTCCCGTAGCGGTCAAAGAACGTCTGCATAATCTGATACCTTGCTTCCAGTTCTTCCGCTACGCTCCCCGTCGTGGTGTCCTCGTCCTCGTAGGGGATATCGATAACGCCCAGATGAAAGGTGATCATGACAAGCCCCACAGGCTCCCGAACTGCTGAGCGATCATCAGGTAGCGACGGCCCCACGGGTCCTGGAGCATCTGCAGGTCTGCCAGCGACAGGTCTTTGAAGAAGTCAGGGACCAGACGCTGGGCGCTGGTAGAGTTATCACCGGCGCCCGTAATAACCCCGGCCTTGAAGTCATTCAGACCATGCTCTTTGCGGAAATCAGAAAATACAGCCTCTGTCCCGTAATTGATGAGAAACGACGCCCCAAGGTTATAAACGGCGATGCTGTACATGTTCGGCATAACGCACGCGATGTCAGGGTTTACCCATTCAACGGCGCCGCCATAGGCGAGAGAAAAAGACGGCGAGTCGTCGGGAACCTGGTCGGGGGTGATGCCCATATCAGATCGAACGAATTCGATAAATCCCGACAGACTGGTGGTCATTTCTTCTTGCTCCCGGCTTTCGGCGTGACAATTTTTTCGTTGATGGTTGGATCGTCAGAATGGTCATCGCGCCCCTTGGCCTGCTCTGCGCTGAACTCCATATCACCTTCGTAGCCGATACCGCTTTCGCGCAGTGTGTTATCCAGCGCGGCGACGGATGCCTGCCGGCGGTTATGAGCGCCGCGGGTCAGATGGCCATCGTTATCGCGAATGGTTTTCTCAATAACGCTGGCGGAAACGGGTTTGTTGATGCTGTAGCACAGGCCGACAAATGCCTGGCTCTGGTCGATTTTGGTTGAGTCAACCAGGCCGTAAACCTGATGATGCTGAATAACCGCTTCGACTTCTTCGGTCGAGCCATCCAGAACCTGCATCTGCGAACCGTGCTCAATGGGGATCCGGCGGAGGCGCCCGGTTTCCAACTGGCGGAAAGTGAAGATGTGGCGCTGTTTGGTAGTGTTGGCGATGTACAGTTTCATTGTTTACCCTCGTAAAAAAGCCCCTGCACAGCGAACCATGCAGAGGCTTAAGCACTTCTCAATTTCGCGTTTTAGGAGCTGTATGCCATCGACAGGATGGTGATAGCTTCCGGACGGACTGCCCAGCCAGCCGTGGAGCGCATTTCTGACAGCACGTCGATAGCGCCCCCGGGGATTGGAGTCGGGATTTCCATCGGTGCCGCCATGTCGGTGAACATCAGGGCATTCGCCGCCAGAGACGGGCTCAGTTTGGCGAATTCGTTGGTGTTCACGGTGGAGTTAACCATAGGCACTTCCACTTCCGGGATGGTGATAACCACCGCGTCAGTACCGCCGGCACCGGCGCCGATCAGCGTGTCGTCGTACACCCAGTCAACCTGGACATTCGCGCCGCGGAGCACCTCTTTCACGGTTCCACCGACGGTATCAGTACCGCCGCCAGGACGCTGATAAGAGGTCAGTTGAACGATCTGCTGAATCTCCATCGCGCCCAGCACGCGCTGCGGCCCGAGGATAACGACACGCTGCTGGCGACCCAACTGCATGGTGCGGGTCAGCGCAGCCTGCACATGCCCCAGCAGATAGACCGCCATCTGTCCGTGGTCATAGGTCAGCACAGTGGTATTGCTGTTGCTGTCCGGCGGCAGGGTTTCGGTGGTCGCGCCTGCGGTGTTCAGCAGACCTTCGCCGCCCGCCGGGTTCATGCCGTACAGCAGCGCAGAGCGCAACTGCTGGAAGATGCCCTGGCGCATGCCGAGACGCTGAGCTTCTGGCAGTGCCACGTTCCAGTTACCGGCCGCCGCGACATCGTGATGATCGTAAATACCGCGGCAGCGGAACAGATACGTCGGGGTCTGGATCATCTTCGCATCCAGCGCCACACTCGGCAGCTGGTTGGCGTTGCCTGACTGGCTTGAGGTCACCTGGGTGCGGATATCCAGGCGGCGCATATAAACGTACTGGTCGCCTACGCCAAGGCGGACCTGCGGGTTACCGCTGGCGATGGTTTCGAACGCACCGGACGCCTGCTGGTAACCAATGATCAACTCCGGCGCAATATACGACGGGTTGACGATGGTGTAGCTGGGGGTAATTGCAGCCATTTAAAGCTCCCGATTAAAGTAAGACCAGCGCGCAGCTGTCGGTGTTGTTCCAGGTAAGGAAGCCCGTCGCGCTGTCATAGTTGACAGTTTTCGAGTTCCCGCTCTCGATGGAGATGACTTTCACCGGCAGGGTGATGTCTGCCTGAGCCACAGCGCCGATATTGCCCTGCGTGGTTGCGGAGCCGCCCGGCGCGCTTGCAGGCGCATAGGTGAAGGTTGTCGCACTGCCCACGGTCAGAACAACGACGGTGCCGTTATAGGCCGCCGGGGCTACGCCGCTGATCTTCACGTACTGGCCAGCGGTTAGTCCATGCGCAGAGGCGGTGGTGGCGGTGGCCACGCCGTTCGAATAGGTCACGGCGGTGGTGGCAATGTCAGCACCGGCAAAAGCCGCCGCGGCTGCGGTGGTCACCCGCTCATTGACAAAGTCCCACGCCAGCGGCGTTTTCACCGATGCGCCAGCAGTTCCCAGCGCGACCACCTGCGATGACGCTTTCAGCGGAACGCGCATGTTGGAGCCAAGGCGATAGAATGAAACGCTCATGCCGGACGCATACAGCGGAACCGGTGATTGCGGAGTGGTAAGCCCGTTGTGGGCCTGGTTGAAGACGGTGAAGCCTTCGAGCTCAGCCAGTGATACAGCGCGACGAATAGTCGACCCGCGAGGACTTGAGTTCACGCCGGGCAGCAACTCGGCAACCGGCAGGCCACCCCACAGCGGTTTGGTTTCGGTAGCGGCGACAGTACCGGACGCCAGGTTAAAGCGGTTTGCCGGGTCATCCAGAGCAACGCCCTGAATGAAGCCATCAGACTGCACACCGAAGGAACCAGCGGCATTCGTGGTCGCCATCGGGTTAAGAGATAAATTAGCCATGCTTCAGAGCTCCCGTTAAGCCTGGTTGTTAAAACTGGTGACCTGACGCTTGCCAGACTGGAACGGCGCCCAGGTGACGGCGGGATCGCCTTCAAAGGTGCTGATCTGGCGACCGGTAGCATCGGCGCGCTTAATCTCGCGCAACTGACCGGGACCAACTGACAGGCTGGCCGCCTTCTGCGCATCAGCGTAGATATGCTTTTCGGCAGTGCTCAGCAGTTGAGAATCAGCGATGGCAGAGAGATCGACGGCTTTGTAGTCCGGCGAATGCTCCTGCAGTTGAATCATCAGCCGGCGGCGATACGCCATCGGTTTTTCACCGGACAGCGGGATCGGGGCGCGCTTGCCAAAGCTGGAGAAGACGCTATCAGCTTTCACCTGCGCTTCAGCAACTTCGTTGCGCTCTTCGTCGCTCAGTTCGGTAGGAATGCGGGAGCGAAGCTCAGCAATTTCCTGGCGGATTTGAGAGTCGGCTTTTTCTTTTGCCATTTTCTCAGCCTCTTCGGCATCTGCCTTTTCTTTGGCTTCAGCATCAGCTTTTTCCTTCGCGGCTTTCTCTTCCGCGTCGGCTTTAGCTTTCGCCTCTTCCGCTTCTTTTTCTTCTGCGTCCGCCTTTTCTTTCTTGGCGGCCTCATCGGCGTCAGCCTTAGCTTTCGCTTCCTTCTCTTCGTCGGCCTTAGCCAAACGCGCATCGATCGCCTTATTAATCAGCGCTACGATTTTTTCCTCGTCCATCTTTTCAGCCTCTTCAGGAATGGAATCAGATTTAACACCGGTAGGGGCAAGGAGCTTGTCCCACACGCCCTGTTCACAAATTGCAACGTGGTCGAGCAGCTCGGGGGATGGCTCCACCAGTAGAGGCTGACCGTCGACAATGATTGATTGAGCAACCTCGGAGAACTTCACAGTTGGCGAGGTGCTTAATTGCCTTGTTGCCATAATTTCAGCAGCTTCGGCGTCGTACACACGCGCAACGGCCCACACTTCGCCCTTATCGGCAACCCAGGCATTTGTCAGGGTGCCAATAACGCGCTTTGAGAACTCGTCGCTATCAAGTGTTCTTTTTTCGGGGTGAAGCCAGATAAGTGGTACGCCAGCTACCCGCTGGAGAAATTCAGGGGTGAGATAGTCATCCGGGTTACGGAACGTCATCTCCTGATCTGCAGATCGCCAGGTAACCCCTGTTCCGGTCACCCGGATCGCGAACATCCACATGTTGTAAAAATATTGCGGGCTGCTGAGCGTTCCGTCAGCGATGAGCGCGGCCACGTCGGTTTCGTTGAGCGCCTGCTGCGCCAGCATTTCAGCGAATGGCTGATGAAGCGGCTTTGGCAGATCGTCAATGTGGAACCATCCGGCGGCCAGCGATTCGTCGTTTATCTTCGCTTCGAATTGCTCCGGCACGTCGGCGCGGTAGGCCAGGTAGTCACCATATACGCTGTGCGGCGTCAGCGGGCCATCGTACTGATAGCCTGTTTCCTCCAGCACCTCGCGCCGTGCGGCGTCTATGGCTAATTCTCCCGGCTCTATCGTCCCGCCCGGCTGGCACCATGTGCCATCATCCGAGCGCTGGATCAGGAAGACGAACTTCCCCTGACGGAACATTATCCCGCTGCCAAAAATAGCCACGTTTTAATGCTCCTATGCTGCTTTCATGGACTCCAGGAACTTGCGGCCCTTCTGGGTCAGCATGTCCTCGGGAATGCTGCGGAGGTTGTACAGATAGGTGACGTAGCACCGACAGAAAACCTCTTCGCCAGGCTGCGTGATTTCGTCGAGATAGCCGGCGGTGCCAGCTTTGACATAGCCATTTTTCTGCGCCCAGTTTCCGCGGATGAGATAAACCAGCTTGTCACGTTCCTTGTGATCTTCCCGGTAGTCGTACCCTGGCTGGCGCCAGTGGCTATGCCATTCGGCAGCAATCGCGTTATTGCTCGTCGCGATGATGTTGTCGATATTGGCGATCAGCTTATGGCTCTGGTCAATCATCACGCGGCGCGCTTCATAGTCGACCTGCTGGGCACTCTTCTGGATATGATCGCAGTTGTAGTTAACCCCGCTTCGCGACGATGGTGACAGACCGCCACCGACATAATCCTGCACCGGTATGCTGGTTGCCCAACCGCTGAAACGCTGCACGGTTTTGTTAATCGCCGCGGTGCGATTCAGCTTTATCAGGTCAGCGCTGGCCAGAATGCGGCGATCCAGCTCGCTGCGTAACTTCGGCTCCATGTAGTTCAGCGTGAAGCGCGAAAGCCCCTTGTGGCGCTCCAGCGCTCCAGCCTTGCTCACCTGCAGGTCATAGGTCTTCCGCAACCGATCCGACACCATGCTCATGTAGTCGTCATCAGTTTCGCTTTCAGCCGCCTGCCGGATAATGGCCTGCCATTGCTCCAACTCCTGCCGCGAAGTGTAGCCATTGCGCAGAAAGAACTTCACCGCCTCGCGTACGGTGCGCGTGAAAGTCTTCATAGCATCATCCCGCCGCCGGGCTCTTCTCCCTGTGGCTGCTGAGGTCGGTTAGCCTTTAGCGAGTCGATATCGAGATCAAGCCGCTGCGGGAACAGGCTTTCGTTAGCGTTCGCGTTGGTTTGCGCCCACTCGATAAGCAGAGAGCGGTTTTCATCATCAGTGTTGACCTGCGGAAGCAGGACTTCCAGCATGCTGACGATCGCTTTAAACCGGATTTCGTCGACCTTCACTTTTTCGCTTTCCGGCTCTTTCAGGGATGACGGCCAGCGATATTCGAAGTTGTTAATCCACGATGAGAAGTACAGGCTGTACGTGTTTTTAAGCTCCGGGAAGTCAGCACGCAGCGACTGGAAGAACTCAATACTCCAGGCGCGGTACTGGCAAATGCGGATGAAATAGTCATACAGCGGCTCCAGCCATTCGCGGATGTTGTCGATATATACCGCAACCGAACGCGCGTCTTCCGTGCCCTCACCGAAGCCCTGGGCGAACGTTTCCGAGTTCAGGATGATAGCCGGCATGTCTCCTGCAGCCGCGATGTTCTCCAGGATGTGATTGCGAGCTGAGTCGAGCGGCTTTTCCAGATTGCTCAGGTCGATCGAGCTGATATCGTCCTGCGGCCCAATCTGAAGAACCTCTCCCGTCTTTCCTCTCTTCAGCATCATTCGTTTGATGCCACCAAGAGCCTGCATAACCTTGTTTACTACTGCGCCGGCCCCGGCAATTTTGGTTATCAGCAGACCACCTTTCACCGCAACCATGTCGTCAGTGCGCATGGTCTGGATGAAGGATTTCAGCGGGAACAGTGCGCGCTGGTATACGCTGCGACCGGTAAAGCCAAAGGCCGCAGAGTTATAGGCCAGATAAATCGGGTCCTCGTTCTGCTGCACGACGCAGCGGGATTTGTGATACGGCTTACCAGCCACTCTGATCCCGTCGACCTTCTGGAAGTCCTGCGCGTTCGGGTCCTGGTTCAGAACGATGCTCCCCGCGGTGTTCAGCGGGTCGAGAATGTTGAATGTCACGTTGTGCTTATACAGCGTGCGGTAGTCTACCGCCGAGGACGGCTCCTGGTTATCAACCAGCATTGCGATCGCCGAAACACCGTAAATGCGAGAGATGCGCGCCGCATTAGCGATGTGCTTATCGGCGCCCAGTGCTTTCCACTCCCGCTCAAATGCATCTCGGAGACGCTGCTCAATGCCATACGCCTGCGAAATGTGAACCGTGCGCGATTCGTTCATCGCCATCTTGATCGGGCGATCCACCATTTTCCCGCCCAACGGGTGGAAGAGGTAAATCGTTTTGCAGGTCTGATAGCCAGCCGACATACCCGGCTGAATGTCATCGCTATCCAGGAGCGTGATCAGCTCCGGCGAGCAACTGCCGATTGCGATATCATCTTCGTTCATTGGTTTTCTCGCTAGAGTGCGTCGCCGCTACCGAACGCGATGATCAGCCCGTAGGTATAGCAGTCGAGCAAGTCGTCGGCGCGCTTGTGCGCTTTCTTATCGGCAAGGTGGAATCGGGATACCTGCTTATGCAGATGGTTTGCTGTTTCGCCTTTAAATACGGCCGTTTTCATGAATGCATGCCTGGAGATTCTCACCAATTCACGATAGTGGTAGGGAGACGCCATAATTGCGCGCTCGTCCTTCCCTTTGCCGGTGAGTTCGGATTCAATTTTGTTGACCGGCCATCCCAGGCTCTCGCCTTTCTGCAGAAGGATGCTGCCCATACTGGCGTCTTCAATGAAAACGCCGAGGCTGCCATTTACAGCGACGCACTGGCCGGATAGCTCATTCAGCCGGGTGAAAACGGACGGAATCCACTCTTCCAGCAGCGCGCCGTCGATCTGCACCACATCCCAGTCGAGAATGGTCAGGCGCTGAATGCCGGGACGGGTGTCGACGGCGTAGTAAACCACCGCCGTGCCGTCGTGCTCTGTACCGCCCTTAACGGCAGTATCCATGACAGCGAAAACGGCCTGGCACATCTCAGGGTAATCGACAGGCTGATCCTGGTTTTCACCCTCGAACCATTTACGGACGTCGAACAGCGACGCAGCGGACCAGTCGACGAACTCGGCCAGGAACTCCTGCCGGAAAACGCGTGGGTCGTTGTTCTGTCGTTCTTTCTCCAGCTCCTCGGGAGGAACAAAGGGGTTTGATGACGTCGGAGCATGATGCTCATGGAAGCCAAGGTCTTTGTTGTGGCAGATGGCATAGAAGAAGTTTTCTTCGTCCACACCGTCAGGCGTTGAGAATACGTAAGCCCGGCCCTTTGTCGTCAGCAGCGTCGGCTTAATCGACTTCGGCCAGATCTCCTTCAGCATTTCAGGCGACTTGGTAAAAGCCGCCTCATCGATCAGGATAATTTCGTACTCACGACCACGACCGGCCAGTTTGTTGTCGTTGGTGACCCAGAAGTCAATCTTACCGCCATTCTTCAGCAGCAGGCGCTTTTCCTGCCGGCTGAAGCTCTTTTTCAGCGGCAGCAGGATTTCTTCCAGCTTGTCGTAGATCTCCTGGTACTGGCGATACTCGGCAGTGAAGATACCGACCCGACCTCCCAGCTCGATGTCCATGCCCGGGCGCCGGAACTGTGACGTTGCGTAGGTCACCGCAGCGCTCGACAGCATGAAGGTTTTCCCCCAGCGTCGACCACAGCGAACCGCATTCAACTGATGATCCCAGGAGTCAGACCATACCGTTAACTGCCCGTTGTGTAGCGTGGGTAGGTAAATGTCGGCCATGATTTATCTTCCCGGGATTGGCAGCGAGTTATGCACGACGATCGCGTTATCCTTGTCGCCGTCTTTCAGCACATCGATTTCGAGCTCAACCTTTTCGGTCGCGGCTTCGCGGTAAGCGGCATCAACGCGCTGCTTGATAATCGCCGCTTTGGTGTACTCCAGCGACTCAATGCGCGCAGTGTTGCGATGCATAGCCTTCTGCGCCTGAGAGATAAGGTCGTGCAGATCTTTGGCCTGCTCGCTGCCTGCCGTCTCCAACTCTGTCTGCCAGCGCCCGATATTCTCTGCCGCTGTCAGGCTCGCCGCACGAAGCCAGAAAAGCTCATCGTCGAGCGTGAGCATCTGGGCATCTTCGGTGATAGCGTCAGAGAGCAGCATCCGGCGGCCGTAGCCACCGTGCTTTAATGCGTTCTGGTTGCCGGGTCTGGAATTATAATGAGCGCGTTTCGTTTCTGGAGATTTTGAGCGGGCGCCTGTGTCGGGGATATCCTTTTTGACTCGCCCGGATTTACTGGCTTCCGCTTCCTCTCTCTGCGCATTGCGCACTTTTTTTTGCGCAGTTTTTTGCGCATCTTCCTGCGCATTTTGCGCAGTTCTCGTTTTGATGTATCGGCGCGCAGAATTGAACTCCATCCCCCGCGCTTTGCACCACTCTTTGAGCTTGATGCCAGTCCTGGCATGATCGGCGAGGAACTGGGCCTGTAGCTCATCCCATTCCTTCTTTGTCATAAGATGACCCTCGCCTTGACATTATCGAAGCCCCTCATATAGAAGGGCTCCTGTAATGCCCGATCAGTCCTTAATGTACTCTTCCGTGTGAATGCCGATTTCACCAATAAGCAGCTGAGCACTAGTCGCGTCGATGCTCACTGATGTATGAGGGTTGGCGTTTTCGTTAAGCCATTTGATTACCGGCTTCACTACGTCTTCGAAGGAGGAGCTGCGGGCCTTATTAACGTCGGATACGTGGCAGTCACCAAGGCACGGACCTCGACCAAGGAAGCAGTTAACACAGACATGGTCATGGATTTTTTCTGGCGCTTTTGCTAGGCCCGCACTACCCATGACGGATCGGCAATTGAAAACCTGAGGCTCAAGGTGGATGGTAATCTCTACCCTCTCACTTTTGTCGCCATCATCTTCAAACACCGGGAAGCAGCGCACACTGTCAACGATATGGTCACGAAAGATACGGGTTTCCAGCGAATCGGGTGCTGTAAACAACTCAATATTTACTCCGGAACCGAGGTTAATTTTCGGTTTATCTTTCGAGTACCCCTCAAACAACAGGCTTTCGACCAGAGTGCGGGCGTTGATAATGCCGGGAAGCTTGCCGGAAGGCTGAGACAACTGCAGAAGCTGAACTGTCCAATACTTGATAACTTTCATGCTGTTTTCCTTTAGGTGTGAGCCTGTCGTACAGGAACGCCGCCCGAGAGAGGTCGCCACCTTTAGCGGCGTTCCTCAGGCTCACGACTGAAAGACTCTCGATGGTTTGCGTGTACGATACGCATTAAAAAGCCCCGCTATTGCGAGGCTCGCTTTTTCTCTGCTTGCCTGATGTCGGCCTTATCCCGGTTGCACTGGCCCAGCGCTGAAAGCAGACTGACGTTTAAATCCAGGCTCTGGCCCCACGTCAGGTTGTCAGGGATTTCCGGTTGCGGGGTGTCAGCCGTCAGGCTGGCTGGTAACGGGACCACCGGAGTTTTGACGTAGACCGTTCGCGAATTGTTGCAGCCGCTTAACTGCGCCAGCAGGCACAGGGCGATTAGTGCAATCATCATTCGCAACAGCAACCCGGATATCAGCCGAGGCTCCCGATGCGTCCAGTGCGATCTGCTCTTTTGCATGCTGATTGGCCTCGGCGATGGTGTTGAAGATGGTCATGGTGGTCAGAACGTTGGATGTTATGGCCTGAGCTGCGTTTACCTGCTGCTCGGCGCCATCGGCTCGGGTTTTCTGCTCAGCCGCAGCGTTGTGGTAATGCATTGCCAGCCACCCAAGGCAAACAACCAGGCAGATCACAATGGCACTGATAATGGCGGTTAACCGGCTCATTTCTGCCCCCACAAACAAACTTCACGCTCTATTTCGCGGCGAGTTACCAGGCCTTTCCACTGTTTGCCCTTGGCATAGGTCCAGCGGCGCAGTTGATCACATGCACCTTTCTGGTCGCCTTGGTTGATTTTGCGCAGCAGTGTGGAGGTCTGGAAGTTGCCAGCGCCGACGTTATACGCGAATGAGTACAGAGCCCCGCGCATTGTTTCGGGGATCGGCTTCTGGATGTATGGGTCAATCTGGCGAGCGACGGTGTTCAGGTCTTTACTTAGAAGGGCACGGCATTCGGCCTCGGTGTACTTCTTGCCGAGCATGATGTCTTTGCCTGTGTGGCCATAGCAGACAGTCCAGACGCCTACCACATCCCGATAGGGGTTGTATCGCACACCTTCAAGACCATCGTTCCCGGTTGGGCCAGTGATGAGCGCAGAGGCAATGGCTATTGCGCCACCACCGCCGGCGATCACGCCAATCAGTTTTTTCCTCATTGATGGCGTCATGCTCACCCCTGTGTATCACTTGCGATCCGCTTCAAGGCCTCGGTTACCACTTCGGCTGAAGCCGGGCGGTCACTTCCAGGCTTAGCGGAGACATCAGCCAGATAACTGGCCAACAGTTGCGTGCGTTTTTTCTCTTCATCCAGTCGCTCTCGCTCTTCTTTACGCTTTGCGTAATACGTCTTGATTGTGAAGAAGGCAGAGATCAGGGCGCCAATGATGAAGACATAATCCTGCAGACTCAGGACGGAAAAGATACCAAGCAAGGCTGACCACCAGTAAGGCAGATTGTGACCATCGGTTGGGTTCATACGTTGCATCTCTCACCTCCGATAATGTTCGGGGTGCTATCTGTAGTCAGTAAAAGGTTCAGGGCCGTCGGGCTGATTTACCAACAAAGCGTCGAGGGTGATTCCCGCGACCCTGAAAATAAAAAACCCGCTCAAGGCGGGAAGAAATACCAAGGGTAAAAGCGACGGCGCGGTAGCCGTAATGGTCCCAAGGTAGAGGGATATGGCGGCCTGCGACGCTGTTGCAGCATCGCCCCTGATAAGTTGGGGTATGAACCCGTTATCAGGTCAGGCCATTATCTGGTGCTGGTTGAACCAACAATCTGGTTCAGGGCTCTTGCGCGGCGGGGGTCGACGTGTCGTGCAGCACGTCTCTACCCAAGAGCCCTGACCGGATCGCAGGTATAAAAAAGCCCCGGCTGGATGCCGAGGCTAATTTTACAAACTGGTATGTGACTATCATCTTCATGCCGCCACTTAAAGTTAAGGCAGCATATCAAAGTAGACTCAAATATGACGCATTTAATCCAGTTTTGCAAGACTTGAGTCTAAATTTGTCGCCTTTTGTTGTGAACGTGATCGCGTTACCTGCAAAAGAGAATCGCTATCAAGGCGCCGCAAGGTTGTTTTCATCTCCTCCCACCGCTCGGTAAACGTTTCTGACCAGTTCTTCGGGGTCACTCCGACCATGGCGGCAAGCTTTTGGTATTCATACGTCTCCCGCCCTGCCAGCTCGGCTTTGACATCCTGCGCGGCCAGCCAGATAAGTTGACGAAGGCGATCGACAGTCTTCTTCGCAATGCGTACGCCAGCCAGCTTCTCGCTGAATTGCTCCCATGCCCACCGGGTGATCGTCTCCTGGTGCTCCCAGCGGATATTGTCGCTGTAGTTCCACAGCAGCCACGCTTTCTGATGCTCTTCCAGCGACAGCAGAGCCCGGCGCCAACTGGCCGTCGAATACTCAACAGGCAAAACGAGAGCGATTGATGAACCCTTAGCGCGGGACTGGCTGCCGCTCATCGGCGGCCCGTCCGGGTTAACCATTTTTTGCTTCACCTCGCTATATACCTTCTTCCGGCCACGGCTGCGCGCCGTAGCGGTGAATTGCGCGTTCTCTGCAAAGGCAATCAACTGCCCTTTCGTTGCCCCGCTCAGATCTGCGGTGGCCACTATCAGCTGCTGGCGAACAAATTCCAAGTATTGAGCTGTCATGCTGTCTCTCCCAGGGTCTGATAGATGCGAACGAAATTTCTCAGTATGCGGTAGTCAACCAGTACGGTGCCGCGGTGCCGGCAGAGACGGAGCTTTTGCCAGCGGTCGCGGATGCGTTCGATAACGTCACGGCTCATTTGCCAGTCCTCGCCATGGCCTTGGCCATTGCCTTATATGCCCTGAGCACATACGCGCTCTTTCCGTACAGGGTGATCTGGAAGGTAATTCCGCGAGACTCCCAGGTATTGACCGGGGAAGCGTCCAGACCTGCATCCGCAATGCGTCTGGCCATAGCCAGCTGCCAAAACGGGCCAGTCAGCCAGATGCGGGAATAAGCCCCTTCGTCGCTATAGGTAATCTTCATGCTGCCTCCTGATGGCGGGCGCGGCGCTTCTCCAGCGCGCGGGCTCTGCGGGTGAATATGGATTTGATGCGCTGCAGGTAGGGAATGTCGAACCGGCGCGGCTCGTTATCAGCCTCAAGGCGTTCTACGCGATCTAGGCCAATGCGCTCAATCAGGTAAATGCGGTATTCAACGGCGTTCCCGCTCAACTGTCGGTTGCAGCGGGTGCAGGCGGAGTGGACGTTGAAAACGTTGAATTTCAGGTGTGACGCTGCGCCGCGGGAACGGTAATGACTGGCGTCAATAGCGCTGCCGGTCAGGTAATTGCTCTTACCGATAAGCGGGTTTCCGCAGCTGACGCAGGGCTTACCTTCATCACGAATGCGAATGTACCGGTTAAAGGCTGACTGAGCCTCTTTATCCCATTGAGCCTTTGTCTTGAATGACTCACGCTTAGCGCGGCGACGCTGGCGCCCCTCCTTCTCGGATTCGCGCTGGCGCTTCACCGCTCTGGCCTTCGCTGCTTCCCGGGCTTTTGCTGTCTGTTTTTTGCCGATCGCGCTGGCACATTCAAAACTGCAAACCACCTGCCCTTCCCGGGCAGGATGGAACCATTCGCGGCAGTGGGCGCATTTACGACGTGCTGGTTTACGCATGATCACCACCCTGGATCTGCACCAAGGTCAGGCGGCCGCAGAATACAGCCCCGGTATCGATATACAGCTGATTGGCATACTGGCTTGGCTGATGTGCCGGGGTGTGCCCAAAAATAAACAGATCTGCACCGGATATTTCATTCACAATCCCATCCTGAGATGCGCTCACTCGCTCACGATTCCAGATGACCTGTTCTGCATCGACGGGCTTGCCATATGAGTATTCGTTATGCGGGTAGTCAGCATGGCAGACCACCACCTTCTTACCCTCGGTCATTACCTCGATGATAAATGGCAGCGCCGCCACCTTGGGGATTAGAGACTTAGCCAAAATCTCCTGCTCCGGGTCAAGGAAGTAGTACCAGGATCCGCCGTTCTGCCTCCAGTGAATCTCCTTGCCGCCGTATCCGGCTGCGATAGCGTCCAGCATCATCTGCTCATGGTTGCCGCGCACCGCGCGGAACCATGGCTGATTAATCAGGTCGAGGCATTCGACGTTCTCGGTGCCGCGGTCGATAAGGTCGCCAACCGAAACCAGCAGATCCTGTGCTGGGTCGAACCCGACAGCGTCCAGCCGGTTCATCAGGTTGGTGTAGCAGCCGTGCAGGTCGCCAACCACCCATACGTTGCGCCAGTCAGCGCCGTTAATGCGTTGATAAATGCTCATGCAATTTTCCTTCTGGCAGCGCGGCGCAGCCAGCGGACATCTGCCAGGTGAGCCGTATAGTGAAAGGTCGGGATATCGGAAGGCTTAACTTCGACCTTGCGCTTGCGGCGCGCCGGCACGCGGAAGATGCCGCGCTCCATTACTTTGTCGAGAAGACATTGCATAGCCATCACCCCGCAAAGCTCAGCAACTGACTGGCGGCGTTTTCTGCCTCAGCCGGCGAGTGGAATTTGCGGCGCAGAATGTAGTTCCAGAGCACATTCAGCACTGATTTGTAGACGCCGTTAAACTGGCTGTCGTCCATGCTGGCGAAGGAGATCGACTTTGCAACACGACGACGGCTGCCGTCAGGCATCTGGTATTCGTCATAAAAGCCAGCCTGAATGGTTGCCCACTCGCGGAAGGATTCGAAGTGTTTCAGCAGCGCCATATCTCGGGAACGAGAAATACCGACAGAGGAGAGATACATCTCCGCGGCGTTCTGGAGCGCAGCGCGCTGATCGAAGTCGGATGAGAGGAAGTCGATAAACCCGGATATGAGGGTACGCTCCGCGGGCTCAATGAGGCCACCGGAAGGCGTCCAGTAGTGATACCCGAGAGTCAGAAGCTTGAAGAACTTCTTGTGGAATGCGTAATTCCGGGGCTTGCGGAACTCACCGCAAAGCAGTTGCCCTACGGGGATAAGTTGCAGGTATTCGCTGGTTCCCGGCTCTGCGGGAATCAGTACGTTTTGATAACTCTTCTCAAATTGCAGTGTTTGCGCCATGTGTCCCCACTTGGCGCCGGTCATTAGTGTCAGTTGCTCAGGCTGACGAGGTAATTATCGCCCGTCACGGGGATAAAAGCAAAATGAGCATATACGATAAAACCCCTCCGGAGAGGGGTGTCATTGAGGGGATTTTTCGGCGACCTTGTTGTGAACTTCCCACAAGCTAATGCCACAGCTCGCGCAGAAGTTGGCAAGGTAGTCCAGACCAGACCACTCGCGAATCCCTCCGCGAGCAGCCTCCACAAACACAGCTATATCCTTCCCCCGCCATAAGCCGAACAATCGCCAGCCGCCGCCATCAGGACTTTTTACCGCGGCTATGCGCGTTAATACGCCGGTCTGATACAGCTCAGTGAAGGCCGGTTTCTTTCTGGCTATCATTCGCATAAATACAAACCTGTGATTTGTTGATAACAAATAGCGTGTTTGCGTTTTATGGTTTCACCTCCTGCGGAGTATCCGGATATGCGCTACCTTCCTGACCAGGTTCATTGCTCCCGGTGCAGGCATTTCTATGGTCGTTTGCCCGTGGGCATCTCTTGTTCCCGCAATCAGGGCACACCACAAAGCGCATATCGTTCAAGACCACAGGTCGGCATGTGCGGCACCAACAATCCGGAATAATTTCAGGAATATTTTGTGGTGCGTTTTGCGGTTGAGCCTTGAGCTTGGCGGCACGGCAGGCGTCATGGCCTGCTTTAAAAATTGCGCCAATGTTGGTGGTAGGCAGACCATAGGCAATAATGGTTGCTGTCTCTATGGTAATTTCCTCAGGTACTGCCGGGGCTTGCTGCGCAATAAGCGATTTTAAATCCTCAATTCGCGCCTGAAACTCCGCTCTCTCTTCCGGTGACAGCGCCGCCATATCAGATTCGTGTACGGCCCTGCGCGCCAGGGCGGCAAGCATGGTGCTGGTTTTAATGCCTTTTCCAAAGCGCAACCCTGGCTCAAGCAATACCGAACAGGGCAGAACTTCGGGATATTCCGGCGCGGGCTGCTGTGTTTCGCGCGCTGAATCCCAGATGTACTGAGCCTTTTCTCGAAAATCAGGGTAGCAAAGCGTGATTTGCAAAGCGCATTTGCGTGACCATTCGTCAAAACTAATGGGCTCTTTAGCCTCGCTGTCCATTGCGGCCAGCGCCATGCGAGCCAGTTCGTTTTGCTCTGCACCAGAAGCCTCTGGCCCGGTTACGATGATTTCCAGCAAACGCTCTCTGGTTATGGTTGATTTGGTCATAGCTTAATCTCCTCGCAGTTATGGCTGCCGTTAAGAGACTTCCCGCAAACAATTACCTTCTGACCGGTAGTGACAGTAACTGTGCCGTCATCGCATTGCGTAGTCGTGGCACCGAAGCCGTTCTTGCCTGTTATGCAGTGGGGGTTGTCTGCCGCCATCGCTGCCGGAATGATGAATAGCGCTATGAGCGCTGTTAATTTGCTGGTCATTGGTTGGCTCCCCGTGAAATTTTGTGCCCCGGCGCATAGCAGCGCTGGCGGTCCTTGCTGATGCGCCAGCCAGCTTTGCGCGCCTGCTGAGAAATGTCGGTCATATTCCGGCCAATAAAATCAGCCTGCCCCTGCGGATAGATTTTCCCTGACTGACAACCATCACAGTCGCAGTAGAGGTCCGCGCAGAATCCTTCAGTTATGCCCATCACTCAGCCTCCACCTTGATGCCAGCGAGCCAATTTCTAACCAGCTGATATTCGTTATTTCGGAAAGAGCCGCAGGCGTAAATGTACGGCAACCGCAGGTTATGGCCGTTCTGGCGTAGGTAGTCTTTGCATCCATGCTCGGTAAAGCAGGCAGTAACAAACTCATCTACTTCCTGCATCGCGTATCGGTCATATCCGCGAGTGTCGCGACCATCCTGATAAAGCGCTTCCAGCCGCTTGGCTCGCAGTTCACTGACCTCTTCACCATCCCATACCCAGCAAATTCGGCTGGGCGAGTGCTCGTCGCTTCCAATAATTTCACGCTTCTGGAAAACAACGAACAATGGTTGATCGGTAATGCGGTTGTCTTGCGTCCTGATAAGCTCACCAATTGTGTAAAGCTCAGGTGGCAACTTCACGGTGCGGGACCCCAGCTCGGCGATGCGCTGGCGCAGTGCTTCAATCTCCATCTCTGCAGCATCGGCATAATGGACGTTTTCATGCTCCAGCGGCGGCAGGTCTGGGGTTTTCACGCCAAACAGCGCAGCCAATGCGCGATAGTTCTGCTCGCTGTGATAGCGACCTTTGCAGCGAACCAGCTTTTCTGCTGCTGCGTTGATGGCCTGCGCCTTCTCCAGCTTTTCACCGGTCGAATTAGCTGTTTTTCTCCACGTTGCGCAAATACGTTTCTCTGATTCCAGTGCCTCTACCAGCTCCAAGGTCTCCGCCGGGGAAAGATACTCGCCACATTCAGCGTTGATTCTGGCTCTCTGCGCCAGTTCGGTGATATCACTCATGGTTGACTCCCTAAATCTCAAAGGCCAATTGCGGCATAAAGCGGTCGCGTTCGGCGTTATAATTGAGCGCACTGGCGCTGTTCATTGACTCGATACGCTCAACGAGTACAGCGGCTCTCGTTTCTTTGCTGGCCGGTGCATAGGCTGATTTCTGCCATGATTTATCGATACCGATATTGCGGGCCACGTTTGTGCTATCAGCTGATGACAGCGGTATATGGCGGAAAATATCGGCATTAAGCATCCGCAGGCCGTGCAGTTTGCAAATCGGGTAGCCGTTCTCATCCACAACATGCCGGATTAAGTCACGCAGGCGAGCCACACAGCGGCGCGGCCGCTTTGCGTCATATTCTCCCATGCTGCCGATTGCCACGCGGGGGAACTCATTGCAGAGCTGAATAAACCGCTCGTCTGGTTCGTTCATGTGCCACACTGGCGCCCCAATGAACTTTCCGTGCGGCCACTCTGCTATCAGCGCATCGTTTTCCTCGCTACTGCCGCCGATAACGTCCGGGATAATGGCGAATGAGAACCGCGGGTGATTAGCCCAACGCTCGACGAACCGGTAATACTCGTTCCAGTCCACAACGCGTTTTTTCGTCCAGAAACTGAATGCACCGTTATCCAGAGCAAATGACTGAGTAACTTCGCTAGCCAGTGCTAACTGCCCAGCGTTTGCAAAGCTAATGAACGCATGGCGCCCCTTCCACGCTTTCAACGCACAGGTATCTGGCGTGATTGGCCCTCCGTGGAAGTGAATCATTTGTCGCCCCCCTCGCGCAATTCGGCTTCCCATTCAGCCAGGGATTTTTCTGCGTACTCCCCTGAGAGGCCATCTTCTGGTGATATTGGGCTATTGGCTAAATCTGCTTTAGCGTCAAGAATCATGCGTACCACGTCGCCAACCTCAGCCATTGGTTTATCAACGAATCCGTGATTGAAAGCGGCTGCAAGGCGGCTTGCTGCAAAGTTAATACCCTCTGCGCGGCCATCAGCCTTAATCCCGGCCAGGCAGGCGTCGGTGGTGGGGGTTTCGATTCGATTAATAATTGCGATCAACCCAACACGCAGCGCTTCATCTTCAGATGCACCATTGCCAGAAGCTACTTCTGCAGCCTTATCGCCGTACTCACTCAGCGATAACCATTTATCTGGGTTTTTCAGCGCCACATTCTCCGCCGCAAGCTGCTGGTACGCTTTCGCCAGCTTCAGGAACTTCTGCTCTCTGATCGACAGCTCGCTCGCCGACTCCAGGGACCGAATGAGCTCGTTTACTGTTTCGATGTTCATTTTCTTACTCCCGCCAGGCACTGGTTAAACAGGTTGGTCATTGGGTTTACGCCGCCAGGACGCTGGCGATACTGAACAGACGGATCGCTTTCGGTTACGGCTGTTGTGTCGATAAGGGTGTAGCGGTAGCTCCTGCACTCCCCTTCACGCTTAACCTGGCCGTCACGGTGCATCTGCCACAGGGAGGAATTGACCACTGAAGAGTCAAGCCCGGTGCCGCGGCGGATATCCTGAAAGCTGCAGCCAGGATGCTGGCCGATGAAGTTAATAACGGCTTGTTTGCCAGAGTTCTTTTTCATGACCGGGTCTCCCGATAGCTGTCCCAGGTAAACGAAATCGTGCATCCGCCGCCGTCGTTCATGCGGTCGATGACCCGCTCGCCGATGAACTGCGTCAGCTCATCCTTCGGCAAGTTGCTGATCAGGATCGTCGGTTTCAGGCGCTCGTAGCGGGTGTTGATAATTTCAAACATGATCATCTTCTCGGCTTCGCTGCCGAACTGAATGCCTACCTCGTCGATAATCAGCAGGTCCGGCTTGGTGAAGAAGCGGATCACGTCTTCCTCGGAGCGGGTCGCCGTCTTTGACCAGGTGGATTTAAACTCCCGGGCGATTTTCAGCGCGGTGGTGAACACGACCGGGCTCTGGTGCTCTGCGATAACGCTTTTCGCAATGGCATAGGCCAGGTGGTTTTTCCCCGTGCCGGGTTTGCCACACATAACCAGGCCGCCGCCGTTCTTTCGGCGATCTGGCCAGCGGCTGGCATACGCTCGGCAGACTTTCAACGCACGCGCTGCTTCTTCACTCACCGGCTGGTAGTTATCCAGCGTGCAGGCTTCGAACCGGGCCGGGACCTTCAGCTCCAGCATCAGGCGTTCAACATTCGCAGTGCGATTTCTGCCATCTTCTTTGGCCTTCTCGTTCCGCAGGAAAACGAGCTCATCTTTCAGGCATCCCGGACAGCTTGTCGGCGCCCCTGGTAGACGGACAAGGCCAGTTGATACGCGCTGGCGTTGCTCATAGTCGCCGTGCTTTTCGCAGACCACTAACTGCTTAATGACTTCGGTGTTTGGGATGTCCAGCGCCGGCTGTGACAGCTCCTGCAGCTGTTTTTCGACCAGGGTGATTCGTTCGTCCAGGTTCATTGCTGATCCCTCATCCAGTCAGGAATTTCGGTTTTGCCGTAGTCTTTGTCAGCGAACCGCTCAGTGACGCGGGACTCCTGCCGGCGCTGCGGTCTGGCGCCTTTCGGCTCAAAGAGTCCCTGCCAGCCATTCGCGATGCTCTGGTTAATAATTTCGTCAGGGGAGTAACCGTTCAGCCGGCAGCGGTCCAGCAGGTTGATAGCCTGGGTGACCGTCTGCTGAGACTTGATCGGCTTTTTCAGGTCACGACGGTATGCCACCCATGACAACCAGATTTCTGCAGAAAGCCAGTCAGGCAACTGAACAGCTGACGCATCGAACGAAACCGCCCGGGGGGATTTAGGGGGGTTATTAATATTGTCTTTATTGTCTTTTGTATGTTTGTCTTTTGTGTTTACCTGATTCGGGTAATAGGCGTTACCTGATTCGGGTAAACTTTTCTTACCTGATTCGGGTAATGTTACCTTTTTCAGGTAAGGTTTCTTTTCTGTACCTTTTACGGGTAAAGATGACCATTCGCTGACCGCTTTATTAATCCCGATTACGCGACCGGTTTGGGTTAATATCCCCCGCTTAACCAGGGCGCTTTTTGCAGCTGAACACTTGTGCGGAAGAATGCCGGTCAGCACGGAGATCTGCTCGTTACTGACCCAGTCAGATTTCTTGTTGAAGCCGTATGTTTTGCGCATGACAGCCATGAACACCAAAAGCTGATGCTGCGACAGACCCGCATGCATGACAGCTTCAAGGAGCTCATTGGCGATGCGCGTAAACCCATCGTCGAGATCTGCCACGCGCAGCTCCTGTAGTGCCACGACAGGCACAGGGAAATTGATTACTTCGGCAGTATTTGCCATAATTACTCCTGTGAATTGATCCAGTTAATTCGCATCAGGCCTCAAAGTGTTGCGAGCACTTTGGGGCCATCTCTTTTCTGAGAAGACTTGCCACCTCCTTTGCCAGACGGGAAAGATCGTCGTCGACAACGCCCCACTCCAGAACAGCCAGTAACATCGCCATTTTCGGCACCCATGATGATTTCCAGCGCGTAACCTGCGACTCATTGACGCCTACAGCCATGGCCACTTTTTTCCCTCCCATGAGAGAGATGCGATTCAGCAGCCATGTCTCGATGCGACGTGCGTTGTCCTTATTGCGTTTAATTGCGTTCTCCATTTGTGATACTTCCTCTGGTGTTGAATGAAAGGCCGCCGGTTAGGCGGCATTGGTTTTATTCCCTTGCTCTCCAAAAAGAAGCCAGCGTGGCTCGCACTGAAGGGCAGTCGCCAGCTCAATGAGCTTGCGTGGGCGTTTTGTTAATCCGGATTCAACTTGCTGAATAGTCTGCTGTTTGGTTCCAGAAAGCTCAGCAAGACCGGCCTGGGTCAAATTAAGTTCACTGCGGCGTTTTTTAACGCGGTCAGAAAGAGTTTCCATGATGCCTCCTTTACAAGGTTATTTGTATTTTATTGTCAAACAAACTTGTTTGTCAAATACCTTGTTTCTTGTAAGCATGAGGGATCGGTTTATGAGGTGGATATGAATATTGCGGACAGAGTAAAACTTAGGCGTGCGGAGCTATCATTGACGCAAGCGGAGCTGGCTTCACTAGCTAAAACCTCTCAGCAGGCCATACAGCAACTCGAAGACGGAAGGACTAAGCGCCCAAGATACTTGCCGGAGCTGGCAGCAGCTTTAAAGTGCTCAGTTAGCTGGCTCTTAACTGGTGAGCATGAAATGACCAGTGAAATTCCTCCCGAAAAAGAATGGTCCCAAGTCGATTCATGGGACAAAAATACCCCACTAAGTGAGGGCGAAGTAGAAGTGCCTTTTTTGAAAGATATCGAATTTGCCTGTGGCGATGGCCGCATTCAAAGCGATGATCACAATGGCTTTAAGTTGAGGTTCTCCAAAGCAACTTTACGAAGAGTTGGCGCTAACAGCGATGGCTCTGGAGTTATCTGCTTCCCAGCCACTGGAGACAGTATGGAGCCTGTTATTCCAGATGGAACAACGGTTGCAGTAGACACCAATAACAAACGGATCATTGATGGAAAACTATATGCTATCGCGCAACCAGGTGCCGGAGATGAAAAGCTAAAGCGGATAAAGCAGTTATACCGTAAGCCAGGTGGAATTCTTGTGATACGCAGCTTCAACCGAGAGGACGAAGAGGCAATGGAGCAAGATGTTGAGATCATAGGAAGGGTTTTCTGGTATTCAGTTTTACTTTAACCTTTAAGGTACTGTAATCATGAGTTTTTTCTCTTTTTTGCTTGGGGCATTCTTAGCAGTTACGTGTTGCCTGTTCGTTTTTATTTGGCATAAAAAACAGTCCACAAAAAAGAATTTAAAACAGTATCAACCAGTTAGCATAGACTCTTCGGTTAAAAATGCGAAAACGCTACTTAATGCGGCTGATCACAGTTATGCAGTTGATAACAATGCCCTTGCGGCTGTATGGAAATCAAGGGGCTGCAAAGAGCATGCAGAACGAGAGGGGAGGATCTATACAATTAAGGGATCATGGGCGATAAAGAAAAAATTGATAAAGCCCGGGGTTGATGGATTTCTTAATGATATACCGCTTCCAAGGGATTGCGGGTGCTATATGACTTACATTTATAACCTTCGCAGCCTTCCCCCTTCTATGCTTACCCCTTCCGCAATAAAATCCCTGCAAAAATAACCACTATCACTACTGCAAAGCCCGATGCCGGGCTTTTTTTTTCGCCTGTAACACAACATCCCTTCCTGAAATACGCCAAAAAACAAATATAAAAACAACAAAAACAACCACTTGATTGTTAAAAACAACAAAATACAAATTTATGTGTTTACAAGATTGATTGTATTTTGTATATTCAATTCATCCAAACAACAAAACGATGAGGCCCACCATGAACAACAACGAACAGCCATCCAACACGACTACCGAGCAGGTAATCGAAAATACCGACCTAGTTTTTAATGGCTACGTCACAGATGAGCATGGAGAAACCCTCGCTGAGTTTTCTGGAGTTCTTGTTTTTTAAGCCTCTGCAGAGAGGCGTTACCAAAGCCAGTTTACGAGCTGGTTTTGGTATCCAAACAACACCGGCAACGCCGGTCATTAGCAACAACGCTCAGCTGGCCGGCTTTAAGGCAAAGGTGAAGAGATGATCCGCGAAGAAGACAAGCCTGCATGGCGTAATTTTTGGTTAAAGGTCGTTCCGTTTTTGGTTGCTGTCCTTTTTTTTAGCTTCGCATGCTGGGGTGGAAAATGAGCAAAGAAAACAATGGCGGCCCTGCATATCCAACGCAAGGGTACGAAGGTTTGACTGTTCGTGATTACTTTGCGGCAAAAGCGATGCAAGGATGGTTAGCAAGTTATCCAGAGAGCGAACAGCACCCTGTGGCTACTCACCGTGAAAACATGGTTGCTGAACTTTCTTACCTGTTGGCTGATGCAATGCTGAAAGCGCGGGAGAAAGTATGAGCAGAAAAGGCATTCGTTCACTGATTTACTGCCTGCTGATCTGCGGCGTTATCTGGGCGGCAGTGGTTATCAAAATTCTGCACGCTACGGGGGTGTTCAATGGCTAACTCAATACCTAACAGCGGACGCGCCGTGATGATGCGTAACGCTAAAACTGGCGCCACCTGGAAGGTTTCACGTGACTACCTGAAAGAAACCTTCTGGTTCGAGCCGCAGGGCAACCTGCGCCACATTCGCAAAGCATTTGAGGCACGCGACCTGCTGCCGAACCTGGTACCGGCCGGGACGCATTAACCGCGCATATCTGCGCACGAATTTAGCTGAGCTATCAGGCAGCCACTACTGTGCCGGGCGCTTCACAACCAAATTTCAGGGGAAGCCATGAGCGAAATAATGGATTTAGTCGTCATCGAGAAAAAGAACGCGATGGCGGTTTTCACCAATAACGACCAACTCGACCCGCTTATCGAAGCGATCGAAAAAGAGGCTCGCAGCCTGGTGCCGGACGTGACCACCAAAAAAGGCCGTGACGCTATCGCATCCATGGCCCACAAGGTCGCGCGCTCTAAAACCTACATCGACAACGCAGGTAAAGACCTGGTCGCTGAGTTGAAGGCTCTGCCAAAGCAGATTGACGAAAGCCGCCGCGTTGTCCGTGAGCGTCTTGATGCGCTGAAAGATGAAGTGCGTCGCCCGCTGACTGAATGGGAAGCCGAGCAGGAACGCATTAAGGCCGAAGAAGCCATGAACGCCCTTCACGTCGAAGCACTGGCCATGAATGAAGAGTTCGATCGGCAGCTGGCTGCTCGGATTGAGTCTGACCACGAAATGGCTCTGCTGATGAATGACGCTTTCGACCGTGATCAGGCTGAGAAAAAAGCAGAAGCCGAACGCCAGCGCGTTGCCCGAGAACTAGAGATTAAGCGCTTGGCAGAAGAGAAAGCGAAGCGTGAGGCAGCAGAACAGGCGCAGCGTGAAATTGACGCCGCAGCCGCCAGGGAGCGCGAAGCGATTTTGGCCAAAGAGCGCGCAGAACGTGAACAGAGAGAAGCAGCTGAGCGTGCGGAGCGCGAAAAGCAGGCCGCTATCGAAGCGGAGCGCCGCAAAGCTCAGGAAGAAGCCGATCGCATCCGCCGCGAGGCAGAGCAACGCGAACAAGCTCGCCTGGCTGAGGAGAAGCGTAAAGCAGATGAGCAGGCGCGACGCGAAGCCGACGTTAAGCACCGCAAGGCTGTAGGCACTGAAATCGTCAAAGCTCTTCTGGCCAATACCAGCCTTACGCGGGATCAGGCTATCGAGGTGCTCACCGCGGTTAAAGACGGCCGCATTCCTCATACCGGTATCAGTTACTGAGGTGCTTATGAACGCATACCGCGCATACGACGTGATCGAAGAGCGTAAGTGGGCCGAGCAAACGCTCACCGAAGAAAAGCAAAAGTGGATTGACGATCGGGCGCAGGAAATTATCGACGCTCTGCCGAAAGAGCCGTCAGGCCTGTTCCGCTTTTCTGTGCCGATGGACAAAAGCCCATACGAAGGCCTCCGCAGCGATGCAGCTGGCGAGGCATATAACGATCTTATTTCGGCAGTAGCTTACGCCCAGGCGGAATACGACTGGGATCACCGCACCGGCTGCCCGTTTTAAATTTAAGGGGAATTCTATGAGCACAGCACTTTCTACAATGGCAGGGAAGCTTGCCTCTCGCCTCGGCATGGATGCCGGAACTGACCTGATGAACACGCTGAAAAATACAGCATTTAAGGGTGGGAATGTCACTGATGAGCAGTTCACGGCACTGCTGATCGTCGCCAACCAGTACGGACTGAACCCGTGGACAAAAGAGATTTATGCATTCCCGGATAAAGGTGGAATTGTTCCTGTAGTCGGCGTTGACGGCTGGGCTCGAATCATCAACGAACATCCTCAGTTTGATGGAATGGAGTTTGCCTACGACAAGGAAGAAGGCGCGTGTACCTGCAAGATATACCGGAAAGACCGGACACACCCGACCATCGTTACTGAGTACATGGGAGAGTGCAAACGCAACACTCAGCCATGGCAGTCCCACCCTACCCGTATGCTTCGTCACAAGACGCTGATCCAGTGTGCGCGTCTCGCATTTGGGTTTGCTGGCATTTTCGATCAGGACGAAGCCGAGCGCGTGATTGAAGGGAGTGCGGCAGAGGTTCATGTAGGGCATGAATCTGATAGTCGCCGCCCGGAACTGATCGCAAAAGGAGAGTCTGCCGCACGGCTTGGAACTGTTAAGTATCAGGAATTCTGGGTGGCGTTAAGCGCAGAAGAGAAACAGGTTATCGGCGCGGTTGAAAAGCGCCGCATGTATGACATGAGCCTTGCAGTCGACAACGCAGAACCTGTCGATGCCGCGGCGCCGGAGGATAAATGATGGAACAACGCACCCCAGAATGGTTTGCCGCTCGCTGCGGAAAAGTCACAGCCAGCCGCCTTGCTGACGTCATGGCCAGAACCAAGTCTGGCTATGCAGCAAGCCGGCAGAACTATATGGCTGAGCTGATTTGCCAGCGCCTCACCGGGAAGCTTGAAGAAGGTTTCTCCAACGCCGCAATGATGCGCGGAACAGAACTCGAGCCGGTAGCGCGTGAAATGTATGCGCTGAATGAGTTCGATGCCGAAATCACTGAGGTGGGGCTTATCGATCACCCAACTATACCAGGATTCGCAGCAAGTCCTGATGGGCTTGTTAATGGTGATGGGCTTATCGAAATTAAGTGCCCCAACACCTGGACTCATCTTGAGACCTTAAAAACTGGCGAACCAAAACGCCAGTACCTGCTGCAGATGCACGCTCAGATGATGTGCACAGGGCGCAAATGGTGTGATTTCGTTAGTTTCGACGATCGTCTACCACCAGACCTCGCCTATTTCAAAAAGCGCATTCACTTCGACGAAGCACTGGCAAATGAGATTGAGTCCGAAGTGAAAAAGTTCCTGGAAGAGCTGGAGAAAGAAATTTCCAGCATAAAAAACCACGACCATGCCGCATGAGAAAGGCAGACACGAAAAGAGGTGCGCAATGACTGATTTCGGCGGGTCGAAAACTCCAAAAAATGAACGTGACTACTGGCAAACACCGATTGAAATTTTCAATGCGCTCGACCGCGAGTTTGGCTTCTGGCTGGATGCTGCAGCCTCTGAGAGTAATGCGCTATGCGCTCACTACCTCACTGAGCTGGATGACTCGCTGAACAGTGAATGGACGTCATACGGGGCAATATGGTGTAACCCGCCCTATTCCGATATTGGGCCGTGGGTGGAAAAGGCAGCCGAGCAATCCCGGGCGCAGTCTCAGGCCGTAGTGATGTTGTTACCGGCTGACATTTCTACCGGCTGGTTTATTTCAGCCATGCAATCAGCTGATGAACTCAGACTCATAACCGGCGGCCGTGTTCAGTTTGTTCCGGCATCCGTTACAGGAAAGCGCCGGAGCAACCCCAAAGGCTCGCTTCTGTTTATCTGGCGTCCGTACATCACCCCGCGACACATCATCACGACTGTATCGCTGGCTGAGTTAAAGCGGATCGGGAATCTGGAGGCAGCATGACGCCAGAAGAAAAAGAAAACGCTCTCCGCGCCCAGGCTCGTCGCTGCGCAGAAGAGATAACCAAAGCGATGAGCGTAAAGCCTAAACCGAAGTGGAACGCTGTATGCCCCCCATCCTTCGCAAGCACTACGAGAAGGTAAAGCCGATGGGTGTCAGTCTGGTGAAATTTGTCAGTGTTATTGGCCGCATGAATGGGCGGTATGGAGTGGAATCATGAAAGAACGTGGAATGATTTTTAACCGGGAGATGGTACGGGCCATCCTCGATGGCCGGAAGACGCAGACCCGGCGGATTATGAAACCTCAACCAGAACCATGCCCCCGCGGTGGACATTGGTGGCCAAGCAACGTGTTTAAAACAATGCTTCATGTCGAAGAAGAAATGCAGAACGGAAAAGGCGGCTGGGGTGGGCTTGTTGGAGATTCTTGCCCGTTCGGAGACCTCGGCGATCGCATCTGGGTGCGAGAAACATGGGCAGAGGCTGGAGCCAGCGCACCGGACCTCAAACTTTATCGTGCGAATTACCCTGAGCATGTTCCGTCGATTTATGAAAACGTGCCGCCGACTGAAGAAATTCGCTGGACGCCATCCATCCACATACCTCGCTGGGCCAGCCGTATTCTTCTGGAAATCACCGACGTGCGGGTTGAGCAGCTGAACGCTATTAGCCAAGAAGATGCTCAAGCTGAAGGCATGGAGCTTACTGGGTGGCGGCCAACATACTCTGACCCGGATAGCGGCGGCGAGGTTATGACACCATACGACAACTTTGCTGAGTTGCGGTCATCCATCTACGGCGAAGAAAGCTGGAATGCTAACCCCTGGGTTTGGGTTATCGAGTTCAAGCGCATTGAAGGCGGTGCAGCATGAAAGTGAAGACAGAAAGCCTTACAGGACTACACCTTGATGTTGCAGTAGCTATCGCGATAGGTGGAGAAGTTACCAGGCCGCAAGATGCTCAGGTCTATTTAAATGGAATGCATCAGCTATGTGGCGAGAAAAGCAAACGCCATAGCCGCTATGTGTTTTCACCATCTACCGACTGGAGCCAGTGCGGAGAGTTAATGGAGAGCTTTTCAATCAGTTGTTACCAGTCGGCAGATCCCGCCACAGGAAAAGTCTACCACTGGGTTGGCGTGAGCGAGTTAGCGTCTCCAGGTAAGCGACGTGGACTCCTTGCAGACAATCCCCGCGCTGCTGTATGTCGAGCAGTCGTATTCGCGCAGTTGGGTAATGAAGTTGAGTTGCCTGATGAACTTAAAAGTGAGGAATGAGCATGAGCGCAGAAATCATCGATCAGGCCAACGAGCTGGCAGAGCGCCGGCTGGAAATGACCATTCAGAACATGCGCATCAACCATAACGCTGTTTCAGCTACTCACTGCCGCGACTGCGGGGAAGAGATACCCGAGCGGCGCCGGGAACTGGTGGCGGGCTGTCAGCGCTGCGCTGACTGTCAAGAAGAAGAGGAATTACGCGGTAAGCATCGGAGGTGATGGATGGAATCACATAGCCTTACTCTGGCCGAAGCCTGTGAGTTTCTGCAGATATCACGTCCTACGGCCACTAACTGGATACGATCAGGCAGGCTTATCGCAACCAGAAAAGACCCAAGTAAACCAAAGTCACCATACCTCACAACCAGACAGGCATGCATTGCAGCACTAAACTCGCCACTGCATACTGTCGGAGTGAGCGCGGGTGATGCACATAAAGAGGATCGAAAATGTCCATCTTCCGCAGAGGTGAAATATGGTACGCCTCGTACTCGCTCCCGGGCGGGAAGCGAATTAAGGAATCTCTTGGGACAGCGGACAAGCGGCAAGCTCAGGAGTTGCACGACAAAAGGAAGGCTGAACTCTGGCGAGTAGACAGACTCGGCGACTTTCCTGAAGTGACTTTTGAAGAAGCATGCCTCCGCTGGCTGGAAGAGAAGGCAGACAAGAAATCGCTCGATACCGATAAAGGCCGGATGGGATTCTGGCTTGAGCATTTCGAAGGCGTGACGCTAAAGGATATTACCGAGGCAAAGATTTATGCCGCGGTTAGCAGGATGCAGAACAGGAAAGCAAGGGAGACCTGGCAGAAAAGAGTTGAAGCGGCAAAGAGGAAGGGTAAGGAGATCCCAGTGTTTGAGCCAAAGCCTGTCACTACATCGACAAAGGCTAAGCACCTGGCGCTGATGAAAGCTATCCTGCGCGCAGCTGAGCGAGACTGGAAATGGCTGGAGAAAGCGCCAGTCATCAAGATACCGTCAGTGAGAAATAAGCGCGTTCGGTGGCTAGAGCATGAAGAGGCGAAAAGGCTGATTGATGAATGTCCGGAGCCGCTGAAGTCGGTCGTTAAGTTTGCGCTGGCGACCGGCCTCAGAAGGTCGAACATCATCAATCTGGAATGGCAGCAAATCGACATGCAGCGTCGGGTTGCCTGGGTTAACCCTGAGGACAGCAAATCAAACCGCGCTATTGGCGTAGCGCTTAATGATACTGCCTGTAAGGTTCTGCGCGATCAGATAGGGAACCATCATAAATGGGTGTTCGTCCATACGAAAGCATGGCATCGCCCGGATCGCTCATTAACCCCATCCGTAAGGAAGATGCGCGTTGATGACAATCGGGCGTGGAACTCGGCATGCAAACGGGCAGGAATTGAGGATTTCCGTTTCCATGACCTGAGACACACCTGGGCAAGCTGGTTAATTCAGTCTGGCGTTCCGCTTTCTGTGCTTCAGGAAATGGGTGGCTGGGAAAGCATCGAAATGGTCCGTCGATATGCCCACCTGGCACCTAACCATTTAACTGAGCACGCACGTCAAATTGACTCGATTTTTGCCGAAGATGTCCCAAATATGTCCCACAAGGAAAATTCAGTGGCTGGAGGAATTTGATAAGTTCTTGATTATTAATGGCACGCCCTACAGGATTCGAACCTGTGACCTACGGCTTAGAAGGCCGTTGCTCTATCCAGCTGAGCTAAGGGCGCCCTGAGAAGCGAGTGCTTCGCGGAGTGAAACGCCTGGAATTATACGGTCCACGTCGGTTGAGTCAATCCATTTTGCCAGGAAACTGTGGAGCTTATACGACGCTGGCGAAATATCCTCCACCAACTGTACAAGAAGCGTACCAGCGGGGCTCTTACGCCAGTAAATCGACTCAGTGGCCAGGCGCAACGCACCTATAACCATGTAATAACCAGGGTCATAACAGGCTAAATTAGCCTCAGACAGGATAAAACAGCAAACGAGGACTGACAGCGAGGCCGGCTTCTGACAAAATATCCTCATCCCCCTTTCGTAAAGATACAGATGGAATCCTCTCTCTGATGGCAGCAAAAATTATTGACGGTAAAACGATTGCGCAGCAGGTACGCTCTGAGGTTGCGGAAAAAGTGAAGGCTCGCGTTGCGGCCGGAAAACGCGCCCCTGGGCTGGCCGTCGTGCTGGTCGGCAGCAACCCGGCCTCGCAGATTTATGTCGGCAGCAAGCGCAAAGCATGTGAAGAAGTGGGCTTCGTCTCCCGCTCTTACGATCTCCCGGAAACCACCAGCGAAGCCGAGCTGCTGGAGCTTATCGACACCCTGAATGCCGATAAGACCATCGACGGTATTCTGGTTCAGCTGCCCCTGCCTGCAGGGATAGATAACGTCAAAGTTCTTGAGCGCATCGCGCCGGATAAAGACGTTGACGGCTTCCATCCTTACAACGTTGGCCGCCTGTGCCAGCGGGCGCCGCGCCTGCGTCCGTGCACCCCACGCGGTATCGTGACGCTGCTGGAACGCTACAATATCGACACCTACGGCCTGAATGCGGTGGTCATTGGCGCCTCCAATATCGTTGGCCGCCCGATGAGCATGGAGCTGCTGCTGGCCGGCTGCACCACCACCGTCACCCACCGCTTTACCAAAAACCTGCGCCATCATGTCGAAAACGCCGACCTGCTGATCGTCGCGGTGGGTAAACCGGGCTTTATTCCTGGCGAATGGATCAAAGAAGGGGCGATTGTGGTCGATGTCGGCATTAACCGTCTGGAAAGCGGCAAAGTGGTCGGCGACGTGGTGTATGAAGATGCCGCTGAACGCGCGTCCTACATCACCCCGGTTCCCGGCGGCGTTGGCCCGATGACCGTCGCCACTCTGATTCAGAACACGCTGCAGGCGTGCGAAGAGTACCACGACGTTGAGGAGGCCTGA